CGAGGAGAGTTTAAAGATGTTGGCGACGGTGGCGCAGGATAAAAAACAGACCTACGAAGATAAATTTGAGACTGTCGATAATGAAATAAGGAAGCGGTACTACAAGTGGCATCTTCACGCTTTAGCGTGGTTAGATTTCGACGATGTATCTCAAATTATTCGAACTCATATTTATAATAAGTGGGAGCAGTGGGACCAGTCGCGCCCTATAGAGCCGTGGGTAAATAAAATTATCTCCAATCAGCTGAAAAACATATTGCGCAATAACTATTCTAATTTTGCGCGACCATGTATTAGCTGTAAGTACAATCAGTCCAAAGAACAAGGCCACGGCCAAGTTTCTAATTTATGTTCTTTTACTTCTACGGGATTGCAGTCTAACGAATGTGACCTGTACGCCAAATGGGAAAAAACACGCAAACAGGCTTACGATATCAAAATACCAGTTCCTTTGGAGACAAATTATTTTGATAGATATACGGTACCTGAAGATCATTATAGTATAGGAAGTGCAGTTCAGTCCCTGCACTTGTTGATGAGGCAATATCTAAATGATCGTCATTTTATAATTTATAAAATGTTATTTATTGACCACATAGACGAGGAGGTTGTAGCGAAGGTACTGGGATACAAAAGTAACGAAAAAGGACGTAAGGCGGGCTACAAGCAGATAAAGAACTTAAAAAATTTTTATAAAAAGATCGCTAAGAAAATATGCGACGAAACTGATATATTTTTCGAATGAAAGAGTATATTCTAACAAAAGAAGAAAAGGAAAAAAGCCTAAAACTATTCGAAGAGTTGGAGGGCGATTTAAGCGAATGCACCAAAAAATTATTCGATGATCCAAATGAAAAAGGCAGTACAGTTCGAGGGAGGGCTTTAAGAAGGTATTGGGTGGAAAAAGGGCTAAGCTATAGAACTAAAGTAAAAAAAAGAGTAGTCAAACACTTTTTAACTGACACTGAAAAGTCTTTTGCCAAACAGCACTACTGCCCCGAAATGACCAAGCTAGAAGTAGGGCAACTTTTATGGCCCAAGGAGTCTAAGAGCAAGGGGTTCGCGGAGACTGAAAAATTTATTGCCTTATGTGAATATATTTCAAATGAATTTTCTTCTACTTTTGGCCTACGAGATGACGCCGCAGGAGAAAAGTACACCCCACCTCATGTTCTCACGACGGCCATTAAAAAGCTCAATAAGGTGGCGTCAACAGAATTTGAAATAAATAAGCTTAACGTGAGGGATAAAAAATGTATAGAAAAGTTAATTACCTTTTTAAACGCACCTAGGTTTTTACAGGTCATAAACTCTTATATTACAAAACAGAGTCGCGAGCTTTTTGAGTCTGAGTATGTGCGCAGCACGTGGGACAAACCAGATCTAACTTCAGACGAATTAAATTTATATGTTAATGTGTGCATGGACTATGTGAATCTAAAAGAAATAGAACAGCACAAGCAGAAGTTAAACTTAATGTTTGATGACACGGAGGGCCAAAACGAACTCACAATGAGGTTGACTGAAATGCTTAAAACTAAAGCGGAAGAGTACAATCAGTGTATTAATCGTGTTGATAAAATGTTGGCAAAACTAAACGGCGAGCGTGCTAAACGGGTGGCCAATCAAGAGCAGCGGAACGCTTCTGTAATTTCATTGGTTCAACTTTTTCAAGACGAAGAGGAACGTAAACTTATGATTAAAATGGCCGAAATGCAAAAAAAGGTTATAAAAAAAGAAGCTGACGGAATAGAAAAAATGTCAGACTGGAAAGCTCGCGTGATGGGAATTAGCCAAGAGGATGCAATCTAATGGAAAGAATATGCACCAAAATTTTCCCTTGCGCTGAATGTAAAAAAGAATTTACTAGCCGAGCCTCTTTACATAAACACATCAAGCAACATGGTTTAAATTTAGCTTCTTATTACACCCAATATCACCCTCGGGAAAATAAACTTACAGGCGAGCCGCTTCCCTTCAAAAGGTTTGATGAATATTTTGAAAGAGATTTTTCAACAAAACAGCAGATGCTTAAGTGGTGCAACCAACACCCAAGGGAAGAGGTGAAAAAATATGCTTTTTCCATACTCGAAAAGCGGCAACTTAAAAAGAAAAGAAAATACGGCCCTTTTCATTTGGAGACAAAAAACTCCTTTATGCCTTCCGTTTCCATTTACAAGGAATTATTTGGCAACTATAATGCCGCTTGCGAAGCGATAGGGTGTGAGCCTCTCTACAATAAAAATTTACCTAAAGATTTTTTTAGTTTTGAATTGCCAAAAGACTTAGAGATTGCGATAGATACTCGAGAGCAACAGCCTCTGAGCTTTACGGCGTGTAACAATCAAACTCTTAAATTAGATATTGGCGATTACACCGCGTTGGGGGAACACTATAGTTATACTTTCGTAGATAGGAAATCAGGAAACGATTTGCAGGGAACTTTAGCTAAAAATAATATAGAAAGGTTTCGTCGCGAGATAGTTCGAGCTCAAGAAATGGACGCTTATTTATTTGTTGTTGTTGAGTCTAGCGTAGAAAAAATTACAAAAGAAAATAGAATTTTTAATAGGCGCTCTAACATTGATTATACGTTAAGACAAATAAAAGATATTTGCCATGATTATCCGCGAGTATGTCAGTTTATATTTACAGGAACTAGGGATAATGCGACATATCTTATTCCAAGACTTTTGGTAGTGGGTAAAAATATTTGGCAAACCGATATGCAATACTTTTGGGACACTCGGGAAGAATGAGCTGGCAAGAAGGTCATCAAAAAAGACGAACCGTTTCTCTCAGAAGTAACGAAGACCTTTTGGCTATAGAGGGTTTTTTAGACGAAAGAGAGGCTAAACTAGCTTTGTATGAGTTTTTGCGTAACAATGTTACCTTTGCTACCGATCTTCTTTTAGGGGTTAAACTTTTCCCCTTTCAACACATGGCGATCAAGTCCATGTTTGAAACGGACTATTTTTTAGGAGTATGGAGCCGAGGAATGTCTAAATCTTTTACAACGGGTATTTTTGCAGTTTTAGATGCTGTGTTGAATCAAGGCGTTGAAATTGGTATATTGTCTAAATCTTTTCGTCAAGCTAAAATGATTTTTAAAAAGATAGAGGATATTGCCAATAAGCCAGAGGCTGCATTTTTTCGTAAATGCATTACTAAAACCTCTAAAAGTAATGACGAATGGTTAATGGAGATTGGTACGAGTCGTATCCGGGCTTTACCTTTAGGGGACGGCGAAAAACTTCGTGGGTTTCGCTTTCATAGAATCATTATTGACGAGTTTGCTCTGATGCCTGAAAGAATCTATAACGAGGTCATTATTCCCTTTTTATCTGTTGTTGAAAACCCAACACAACGAGATGAGCTTTTTAAACTGGAGACCCGCTTAATGGAAGAAAAAAAAATGAAAGAAGGGGATAGGCATATTTGGCCTAACAACAAGCTTATAGCTTTGTCCTCTGCTTCTTATAAGTTCGAATATCTTTATAAGCTTTATCAACAGTTTGAGTTTTTGATATCAGCCGAAAAGCAAAAAGATAACGCGTCGCGATGTGTTATGCAATATAGTTACGATTGCGCTCCCCCGCAGCTGTATGATCAAAATTTGCTTCACCAAGCTAAAGCCACCATGAGTCAGTCTCAATTCGAACGAGAGTTTGGTGCTATTTTCACGGATGATAGTTCGGGGTATTTTAAAACCAGTAAAATGGCACTATGCACAGTTTCTGACGGAGAGTCGCCTTGCGTAGAGGTTCAAGGAGACCCAAGTTCAGAATATATTTTGGCGTTCGATCCGTCGTGGTCGCAAACTGAAAGTTCGGATGATTTTGCAATTCAAATTTTAAAACTTCATGCCGAAGAGCAAAAAGCCACCTTGGTTCATGGTTACGCATTATCTGGAACTTCTTTGAAAAATCATATTGATTATTTTTTATTTTGTTTGGAAAATTTTAATATAATCTCTGTATGTGGAGACTACAACGGGGGGGTGCAGTTTTTGCAGGCCTGTAATGAAAGCGACACCTTTAAACAAAAAAATATTAAACTACAGACTATAGAGGTGGGCTTGGACAAGCCCGAAGAATACCAAAAAGGATTACAGTCTTATAAAAACCAGTACAACAAAAAGGATTACAAATATGTAACGTTACGCAAGCCCACGAGCCACTGGATCCGGCAAGCCAACGAATTATTACAGGCTAATTTTGACCACCGCCGCCTTTATTTCGCTAGCCGCGCCATTGATGACTCCTATACCAAACAAAAAAATAAAAGCATTCCCATACAGAATATTAAATTTTTACGCACAAAAGAGGAGACCAACCAAAACCCGGGAGCAAAAATGATTGATTTTATTGAGCATCAATCAGATATGATAGAATTAACAAAAAACGAATGCGCTCTTATTCAGATAACAACCACCTCCCAAGGGACTCAAACTTTTGATTTGCCCGCTAATCTGCGTCGGCAGACCGGGCCAGACAAAGCCCGCAAGGATTCTTATTCGGCTTTGGTTTTGGCTAACTGGATGGCCAAAGTCCATTTTGATTCTCTTAATGTACAACAGGAACATGTTATAGAAACATTCGTTCCAGAGTTTATAATGTAAAGAAAGTAACTTTCAAAGTCACTTCAATGACTTTAAGTGTAATTTATTTTTAACATGGCTGAAAAACGGAGATATACCAAAAGGTCCGATTATTGGAATAAGTTCAAGGAGCAGCAACAAAAATCCTTTGAGAATATGGCTCAAGGAAGCACTGGGGCATATCAGCCCCAGCTAATAGGTGAGTCTTTTTATAATTATGAGTCTGTGGCTTATTCTCGTTCAGGAGGGCCGACAAACAGCACTGGCACTCGGCGCAATAATATCGCCATTGCACCTAAGCTTTTTAAATATAGTAATATTAGAGCCGGAATGCTTCCGTACGAATATGGGCTTGATGGCGTAAATGTTCGGGATGCTATCGAATTAACTCAGAAGGCTTATGCCAATATAGCTGTTTTTAGAAATGCGGTTGATATGATGGCTGATTTTGCTAATTCTACATTGTATCTGGAAGGGGGCACCGTAAAGTCTAGAGCGTTTGTTAACGCTTGGTTGAAAAAAATTAAAATCTGGAGTTTAAAAGACCAGTTCTTTAGAGAGTTCTATCGAAGTGGGAATGTATTTTTATATACTATTGAAGGGAAAATCAATGTCGAGGATTTTTCTAAGGTGAGAAATTTTGGAATAACTTTAAAAACTAACAAACTACCTGTTAGATATATTCTGTTAAACCCTTTCGACGTTGTGGCCAAGCGCGCAACTTCATTTGATGTAGGTCTTTACGCAAAAGTCCTGAGCGAGTACGAAGCAGAAAGATTAAAAAATCCAAAGACTGACGAAGACAAGGAACTTTATGAGGCTCTTGACGTAGAAATCAAGCAAAAAATAAAAAACGATTCATGGTCATTAAGCGGTATGAGGGTGGATCTCGACCCCAAAAGGTTGAAGTATTCTTTTTATAAAAAGCAAGATTATGAACCGTTCGCCGTTCCTTTTGGCTTTCCTGTTTTAGACGATATAGAATTCAAGATGGAAATGAAAAAAATTGATCAATCCATCTGTCGTACTATAGAAAACGTAGTTCTTATGATCACAATGGGGACTACGCCTGACAAGGGAGGGGTAAATCCTCGAAACATAAGAGCCATGCAATCTCTTTTTCAAAATCAGAGCGTAGGGCGTATTCTGGTTAGCGATTACACTACCAAGGCTGAATTCATCATTCCCGATATCCAAAAGGTTATTGGGCCATCAAAGTACGAAGTGGTCAATCAGGATATCAAAGAAGGTTTACAAAATATAATTTTAAATCAAGAAAAATTTGCAAGCACTGAAATAAAAGCTCAAATGTTTTTGCAAAGATTAAAGGAGTCTAGGGATGCGTTTCTTAATAATTTTCTACAGCCAGAGATTAAACAAATCTGTAAAAACTACGGATTGAAAAATGCACCTCTTGCTAAATTCGAAACCATTGATCTTCAAGACCAAACCCAAGTGCAACGTACTATTACGCGTATGATGGAGCTGGGGATCCTTCCTCCAAGCGAAGGCATCAAAGTGATCGAAACGGGTGTTTTTCCCAATAATAAAGAGCTTGACGAGGCTCAAGAAAAATTTGTTGAAGACCGTCAAAAGGGTTATTACAACCCTATCGTTGGGGGAACACCTATGCCTATGACCTTCGAAGAAGATGAGGAAATAGAAGAGATTAGACACCCTGAAGGCGCAAAACTATTAGAAAAACGACGAGAATACGAAGACAAAAAGAACGCTGCTCGGAGTGCTGGGCGACCGGGAAGGCCGCCGGGAGCCAAAACCTTAGCGAAGACAACTTACTCTGTTACCGCGATTAAAAATATTGCTGATAAAACTAACGACCTATATAATTCATTAGCCACTGAAGCTAAAAAGGTTTTCAATAAAAAACGCCTCAGCAAGACCCAAAAAGAGATGCTAGAGAGGGTGTGCGAGTCTGTGGTGGTAGCTAAAGACAAAAAAGATTGGTTGGCAGTTGGGAAGGCCTGTGTCAAAGATCCTAATAAATTGATTAAATTAAATCCGATGAAACAAGTGTTAGAAATTAGCTCAGAACATGAGCTAGATGATTACGCTGCAGCTATTTTGCACCATAG